CTACCCGAGGTTTACGGCTACACTTTCAGACTCCAATCAAAGAGTCGCAAAAGAGAGTTAGTAGATCTTAGAGCGATGTACTGCAGGATCGCTAAGTCAATGAAGTATCCACTATCTCAAATCGGAAAAGTACTGGGTGATAGAGATCACACTACCGTAATTCACGCTTTACGCATGTTCGACGGACAGATGAAGTACAACCCGGCTTTCAAAGACCAGTTCAACCGTATCCTGGAATCAATAAAAATCTATCCTAATGAGTCACCAGATCTGGATGTCCTTAATCAAGAACCAAGTGAGTCCGAACCAGCTTTACTTCCTTGATTGTTGCCGACATAAGATAAAACCCACTGGTATTGTTAATGCCGACGCTGAAAGAGTGTTGGCAGTTCGTAAGGGTTATCTCACCGAAGAAGGTGTACTGACCCACCAAGCTCTTCAGCTACTGGAAGAGTTTGAGACTTTCCTGGTTAAAACCAAGAAAAAAGTAGCCACAGAAGTCCTGGGAGACAACTTCCTGGAACGTATCAAAGAGTACCGGGAGATCTTTCCGGCCAAACGTTTACCCCACGGCGAACTGGCTCGACAGACTGTACAGGAACTCAAAGACAAGTTCATCTGGTTCTTCAAGACCTACCCGGATTTTTCCTGGGAACTGGTCCTGGAAGCTACAGACTACTATGTCTTTACGAAATCCAAGGAAGACTTCAAGTTCATGGCTACCAGCTCTTATTTTATCCAGAAAACAGACATGAAAACCAAGGTCGTCAAGAGTTTGCTGGCGGACTACTGTCAGGCTATTGTAGACGATCCTGAGATCCTAAAATCCTAGAAAAATCTTGTAGAACTATTTGGAGTTCTACATTGAGTTCTCTATCTTTACAGACTTCAAAACACACTACACATGTCTACAGAAACACCTTTTGAGCAAGAGCTCAGAGAATTATTCGAAAAGCTTCCTTTCGATGCAGAAACGACCAAAGCTGTTGACCCCGCGCTTGGTGAAGTTCGTTTGATCAACTTCAAAATCCTGAAACAAATCGTTGAGAACTACATGACTGCGGCCTATACCAAAGGTCTGGAAACTGCAACTAGTTCTGCGTTAGTAAACCCGTATTAAGGATGAGTACAACAAAGAAATACGGACGTAAAAGCTACGTTGACATGCTCAACAAGGGTTTGGTCTACGTAGAAAAAAGACGCACTGGTAAAATCAAGAGTTTAGCTACTCCTTGGAAAGGTCTCAATGACGCTAGCGTAGGTGGCTTAGAGTGGGGAAGTCTCTTCACCCTCGGAGCAAGACCAGGTTCTGGTAAGACTATGTTCGTGTCTCAGATCTTAAGGGAAGCTAGAAAACTCAACCCCGACCAGCATTTCAACATTCTAGAGTTTCAGCTGGAAATGGGAGAAGAACAGTACGCATCTCGACAATTCGCCGGTGAAACCGGTAAAGGATATGGAGAGATACTCAGCGCTACTTCACCGATTGATACGTTTACGATTAATCAAATGAACTCTTACATCCAACATTGTAAGCAAATGGAGGATACAGGGTATCAGCGTGACGTTGTAAACGATTCACTCAACAGTAAAGAGATGGAAGAAGTAATCTTCGAGACTTACATCGAGTACGGTAGTAAGCCAATGATCATTACTATTGACCACTCTTGGCTAATCAAGAAACTCTCAAACGAAAAAGACAAGTTTGAAACTCTGTACAACACTACAGAGATGCTGATGAACGTCAAGAAAAAGTTACCGGTGATTATCATTATGATCACCCAGCTTAACCGAAGTATTGACGAGCCACTCAGACGTCAACCTTGTTCTTTAGGTAACTATCCTACCAGTTCTGACATCTTCGGTGGTGACGCTTTATTCCAAGGTTCAGATATGGTTGGCGTATTAGCTAGACCATTTAAAGTTGACATCCTCCAGTATGGACCGTATGGTTACATGATCAATAATGAGGATATGGTGTTCTTACACATGCTCAAAATGCGTAACAGCTCAGACGACAACGCTATCATCTTTATGGAAGGTATGTTCAAGAAGCAGACGTTCATAGAGATACCTAGTCCTCAGATGGCAAGACCCCAAGGCGCAACAACCGGTGGATACGTTCCAAGACAACAACGTACAGGTAATAACTCGTCTCCAAGACCTGTATCTGCACCTATCGGAGATGAACTATAAAACACACCACACTATGCCACACGTAGCACAGATGACAAAAGAAGAACTCATGGAGTTCAAAAGACAACGTTTAGAAGATATCAGAGCCTACCACGCTGACCTGATCAGAGAGCTCGGTATCACTCCAAACGACTTCCAGATGAAGATGTTGTTTTACAACAAACAAGGTAAGCTGGTAGTCGGTATTTTCCCCAGTGAGTTCGAAAGAGAAAACGGTTTCTACTTCGAAATTATTAACCGTGATTACGAACCACAGGATTTCAAGAACCGTACAATCTATCGTATCCCTAAGAACGATGCGTATCAAGAAGAGTACGAGATGACCTCTAAAGGTTCCTACCTGGTTCCCCTGGAAGAGTTACGAGTTGTAAACCCAGCTTCGGTTGCTATCAGCGGTGCATCAGCTATCATTGACGCACCGACTACTGCTGTTTCCGGATCTTTTAGACCTGTTGGAACAATTGCTGATTCCAAACCTTCTCAACAAACAGCGTACAGAGCACCGGGTCCGATGGAAGACGCTCCGTTTAGTCAAATGACTATCCGTGATTACGTAGCCATCAAAAGTTCTAAACCAGTAAGTGCTAAACCCTGGTTGAACGAGCTCATCAAAACCTTAAATAACAAGTAACACATGGCAACCGGAGTATTGATTATTGCAGAATCAGGCTGTGGTAAGAGTACCGCTATCGAGAACCTTAACCCTGCCGAGACGTTCATCATTAACGTCGCCAACAAACCTTTACCCTTTAAAGGTTGGAAAAAGAAGTACAAACAGTGGACCAAACAAGACCCAACAGGTAACCTGTACATTCCAAGCGGTGCAGAAAGCATCGAGTCTTGTATGAGGTATGTTGCTGAAAAGCGTCCAGAGATCAAGACGATCGTTGTGGATGACTTCCAGTACATGAGTTCATTCGAGTTCTTCGACCGTGTAGGAGAAAAAGGTTACGAGAAGTTCACCGAGATCGGTGCACACTTAGCCAGGGTCGCTCGTCTACCCAAGCTTCTCAGAGAAGACTTGACCGTAGTATTTCTTACCCACGCAGAAGAAGGTACAGACCTGGAAGGTCGTAAGCGTTACAAAGCAAAGACTATCGGTAAGATGGTTGATGAAAAGCTTACCCTGGAAGGTTTGTTCTCTATCGTTCTGTACGGTAAAGCAAAGAAAGACGGCAACGGTCAGATCAGATACGTGTTTGAAACACAGACTACAGGTGACAACACTTGTAAGAGTCCAAAAGGTATGTTTGACTCCTTTGAGATTCAGAACGATCTCGCAATTGTCAAACAAGCTATCTACGATTTCGAAAACTAATTCCCTTCATTTTAAACAACAACCCTATGTTCAGTACCAAAGGACAGGAAGTAAAACAAGGTGGTGGCGTTCCTAAGTCACTGCAAGCCGGAGTATCGTATGCTCACATCTACAACTACCAGTTGAGAAAGTCAAACAAAGGAGACAAGATGGTTCTTGAGCTCTTCTTGGAGACTCCACCAATTGATGGTTTCGAAGGTTGGGCGATCGATAGAGACAACCAAGAAGGACCCAAACACAAGGGTCAGACCGCTAAAGTAACTGCTACATCTTGGACTGCAGACTTTAACGAGACCAATGTAGCCAAAACGAAATCCTGGCTAAGGTAACCGTAATCTCAGAAGAACTGGGTAAGCGTGAACAGCTCGATGCTATCTCAGCTGTGAGCTTAGAAGACTGGGTAAACCAAGCTATGACCATTTTGAAAGGTCAGAATGCGTACTGGTTCCTGAAAGGTACCGAAGAAGAGTACAACGGTAAGACTGTTATTAAGCTGTCTCTGCCTAAGTACAAGTTCGTTAACCTGGATGAAAGCAAACTGGACAAGTTTGACAAGTCTAACCAGTACCACTACAAAGCACTGGCAGCTAGTAAGCCGGTAAGTTCTTTCGAGCCGGTTGATGATTTTAACGTTTAAGATCCTTCGGTATCATAGAAGGAGGATTTTAAACAACGGGGGAGTGTTTCTACACTCTCCCCTTTCTTTTTAAATCACTACCCTATGTTTAGTACTAAAAACCTTGTGCACGACGTCAAAGATGTACCGGTATCCTGGATCTTTGAACACTTCTGTAAACTCAAACAGAAACTGGACGGTAATGATGTAAAGATCAAAAGCATCTTTAACCCGAAAGAGAAAACACCGTCTATGTGTATCTACGTAGACGAGAAAAAACAGTGCTACAGATACAAGGACTTTTCTACAGGTAAAAGCGGATCCGCGATCGACATGATCAAAGACTTTTATTGTCTGGATTACAGGAAAGCTGTTCAGCTTATTGTAGAACAATACAATGACTTTGTACTACACAATAACGGAGGCTACGATGTTCAGCAGTTCAAGCAAGCTAGTAGGTATAAAGTGGACAACTACGAGCTCAGAGGGTGGACAACTCAAGATCAGTACTACTGGACTCAGTATAACATTGGATCACGTCTACTGGAAGAGTTCTGTGTTAAGCCTCTAAAGAGTTACCGAATGACCAAGGACACCGGCGAGGGTGAAATCACTCTGACAATCACCGGTAATTACATCTACGGGTACTTTACCAAGGAAGGAGATCTGTACAAGATCTACCAACCCAAAGTAAAAGACAAGAAGTTTCTGAAGGTTAAGAACTACGTCCAAGGTTCCGATCAGCTGACGGGTCAAAAATGGTTGGTCATCACCAGTTCCTTAAAAGACATCATGTCTTTGAAGTCACTGAAGCTGACCTTAGACTACCTGGCTCCGGACAGTGAAAACACGATGATCCGGAAAGAGATGATGGAAAAGCTCATGCAGCAGTATGAAAAGATCATCGTCCTGTTTGACTATGATGAAGCCGGTGTAAAAGCCATGGCTCAGTACCAGGCAGCTTATCCTGGTATAGGACTGGCCGTCTTACCCATGAGTAAGGATCCATCGGATAGTATCAAAGACTACGGTGCCAAGGAAGTAAGAAACCGACTCGTACCAATTATCAACAAAAAGCTGGAAGAAGTAGAAAGGTCTACAATATATTCCCTAGATTTGTAGAGCTAATCTACAAACACCCTATGGCAATACGTATACCGACCTGGTGGATGAAGCTACCCGATGGCTCAACCATCAACATTCACTCGATGGAAGACCTACCGGATGCTGACAAGTATACCGGTTTTGTCTATCTCATTCGTAATCAGCTTACTGGAAAGATCTACATCGGTAAGAAGGTATTCAGAAACACTCGTAAGAAGAAGATCAGTCAGCGTGTGAAGAAAGCTACCGGTACCCGTAAGACCTACGAGCGCCAGGTAAAAGAATCAGATTGGCTTGACTACTTCGGATCCTCTAAAGAACTGCTCGCTGACATCCAAAAGCACGGTAAGCAATACTTCAGTAGAGAGATTATTGAACTATGCTGTAGCAAGAAGTATCTATCCTACGCGGAAGTCTTCTGGCAGATGCAGTTCGATGTATTACGACGTAACAGTTACAACGGTAACATCCTGGGTAGATACTACACCAGAGATATGGAAAACTGTAAATCCTAACACATGACACTAGTAGCACCAGCGTCTAATCCCAGTACTGTAGGTGACATCTACGCTGAACTCAACGAAGCCAATCGTGAGATCAGTGAGCTCATACAGTTTATTGAGATGACAGAGGCTTTTACAAACGACAAACAAACACAAGCTCGTATCCAGACTTTTATGAGAGAGAAAGGATACTGGCCAAAGAAGACCAATTCCTAATCCTATGGAGTTACAAGAGTTATTTGAAGAATCGGTAAAGATTCACGAAAACGACTTCTTTAGTAAGAAGTTCTATTACTCCTATAGTTCTCTGAGTAAACTCATGTGGAGTCCACAGGTGTTTTACCAGATGTACGTCCTGGGTCTGAAAGAGGAAAAGATGGAACAGCACTTGTTACAGGGTAAGCTGATCCACCTACTCTTACTTCAACCAGAGAAATTCAAAGACGAGTTCATGTTATGTCCTACGTCTTTACCCACCGGTAACTTGAGAGCAGTTGTAGATGCGGTATTCCGTCATCACAAAGAACTTAAAGCAACCGGTGATCTCAGAAGTGATCTCCAAGACTTCACAGATGCAATCTTGGATGTCATGAGAGATATGAACTATCATCAATCTTTAAAGACAGACCAGCAGCGCTTAGATAAGATCTTGACTGAAGATGCTAAGAACTACTGGAACTTCTTACAAGAGAAAGGTGATAAGACCCTCGTTGATTTCGATACACTCAAATTCTGCGAAGACGCCGTACAGTTAATCCGGATGAACAAATCCGTATGTGAACTGATCGGTTGTGACATCACAGAGTTCGATAACAAAGAAGTGATCAACGAAGAACCATTTCAACTCGATGTTCCCGGTAAAGTATGGGGTCTGAAAGGTATCATTGACAACCAGGTGATTGATCATGATAAGAAAGTGATCAACATCAATGACATCAAGACTACCAGCAAGGATCTCAAAGACTTTAAAGAATCTGTCGAGTATTACTCTTACTGGTTACAGGCTGTTATCTATCTGATAGCGTCTACTATCAAGCATAAGGATTTAATGGACAACGGATACGAGATCAGGTTCAACTTTGTTGTAATCGATCGTACGTTCCAGACCTATGCTTTTCCTGTAAGTGAACCTACCATGAATGAGTGGTTGACAAAGTTCAACCAAATCATGGAGAAAGTCGAATGGCATTACGATAACAGGAGCTATGAGCTTCCGTACGAATTTGCTACCGGAGCCGTAGTCCTCTAAGATGAGACTATGATCGATAAGTTGTATACGAAGTATTTCCAAAAGTCACGCAGCTTCTTGTTTCCTATACTAGGTATCAAGAAGACCGCGAACTTCTCACCTACCGGTACCTATGTAGCGCTCAATAACCTGATCAACCCCGAAGACATGAAACTTATCGTGTCGTACAAACGGGATGATTCAGAGGGTTTTAAAAAGTTCGAAGAGCAGATGCTGATAGGTAACCCTTTGTACCGGCAAGTTATAGAAGTCCAAGATCACCGAGTGTATGTCTTTGACTTCAAGATACACATGAACGACTGGTTCAACTTCCTTCTCGGTAAGTACAGCCAGCTGTCCAATGTGTTCAAACGCGCCATCAGAGAATACTACGGAGAAGAGTCTTCAGAGTATACGTACATCAAAACCTTTCTTTACCCGAAAGAGTACTTTGACCAGTACGCAAAGCTGTTAGACGTAGATGTTTCGGTCCTCCAGAAGATCGGTGAACTATGTGATCCCTGTGACCTGGAAAAAGAAACTCTAAAAATTCCTGTAGAACTCTTGGAGATCTCAGAAAAAGCTCTTTAATTTGTAGAACTTTATTCCGTACCTCTATGAAACACACAATGATGCTGATTACCAGCACCTGGGGAGACAAGAAAACTTTCAAGTTGATTCCTGTAACTCCCGATAGTCCTTACAACGAAGGTATCTATGATCCTGATACTCAGGTCTTAGCACTGGTCGGTAAGGAAAGAAAGCAAAGTCTGCACATGTTACCTAAGCTTAACGACCTCGGTGACGTATACCGTCTCAAAATCGGTAAGCGTGACAACGGTAAAGACTATGCTGAAGAGCGTAAGACTCTCGAAACTTACTACGAGTATTATCTGGAAAACCACGCAGAGATTGAAACATTCATCAAGAGTGTATCCATCAACGCAGATAGTTTTGACTACAGCCAATACCTGTCCGGTGCTGCCAATCCAGGTACCGCGGAAACCAAAACCAACTTGGTGACTACAGTGTAGGTCACACCTATGAGAACAACTAAGAGGCAGATATTCATCTGCCTTTTTTTGGCTCAAGTATACAAAAAAAGGGGGAACAGCTGAACTGAACAAACTATACGCTATGAGTACACAAGCGCAACAACCTCAGAATCATTGGGTTATGGACTTAGAAACCATCGTCAACTGTTTTGTTGGTGTCTTCCAGCACTACAAAGACGATCAGGTTCGTCACATCTTCATTATTCATGAAGACCGTAACGACTTTCCCAAGCTTCTATCGTTCCTTTCTCAGTGCGTTACTCACAGACAGTGGCATATCTCTTACAATGGTCTGGCTTTCGATGCTCAGATCTGTCAATGGATGCTTGACAACGGTAAACGACTGTCTACCTTGGATACTTGCTCTCTTGTAACGGAAATCTACAACTACGCTCAGTCTATTATCAGCAAACGCGATCGTAACGAGTTCCTAGACTACTCTCCTAAAAAGCTGAAGATCCGCCAGATTGATCTGTTCAAGATGAATCACTGGGATAATAAAGCCAAGATGAGTTCTCTAAAGTGGATTCAGTACTCTATGGACTGGGATAACGTCGAAGAGATGCCTCATCCGCACTACGAGCCGGTAGAGGACCAGCAGACTCTTCATGACATCGTGAAGTACTGTCTCAACGACGTACTCTCTACCAAAAAGATCCTGGAACACAGTAAAGAGCAGATCCAATTACGACAGACACTGACCAAGGAATACAACATCGATCTGTATTCTGCATCTGAACCTCGTATCTCTAAAGAACTCTTCCTACACTTCCTGGAACAGAAGACGGGTATCCCCAAGTTCGAACTGAAACAACGTAGAACACCCCGGCCGTATATTATACTGGCCGACTGTATTCTTCCGTACGTGTCATTCGAAACACCGGTATTCAAACAAGTACTGGACTACTTCCGTAAGACTGTAATCACATCCACTAAAGACGGGTTTAAGTACTCTATTGACTTTATGGGTGTAAAGACAGACTACGGTCTTGGTGGTATCCATGGTGCAGCTCCGGCCGGAGTATACAAAGCTCTTCCTGGTTGGACCATTATGACGTCAGATGTTACGTCTTTCTATCCTAACCTGGCTATCGAGAACGGTTTTGCACCGGCTCACATCCCAGCTCAGGAGTTTGGAGAACTATACAAGTGGTTCTTTGAAGAGCGTAAAAAGATTCCTAAGTCAGATCCACGCAACTACGTATACAAGATCATCTTAAACTCAACTTACGGTCTGTCTGGTGACGAGAACTCGTTCCTGTACGATCCTAAGTTCACCATGCAGATTACGATTAACGGTCAGCTCTTACTGAGCAAACTGTACGAGATGCTGATACAAGCCATCCCGGACGCCAAACCGCTAATGCAGAACACTGATGGTCTAGAGATGATGATTCCTACTGACAAAGTAGAAACGTATATGAAAGTCTGTGGTGAGTGGGAAAAACTTACGCGTCTACAGCTGGAACACGATCAGTACAAGAAGATGGTTATCAGAGATGTAAACAACTACATCGCTATTAACGTAAAGGACAAGGTAAAGTGTAAAGGTGCTTTTGAGTGGGAAGACCTGGATCAAAAGAAGGTAGCTGTGTTCCATAAGAACAAGAGCTTCCTGGTTATCCCGAAAGCTATCTACCAATACTTTGTTAACGGTGTGAAACCTGAAGACTACTTAGCTCAGAACAAGAACATCCAGGACTATTGTGCCGGTGTTAAAGCTAAAGGTGGTTGGTATTATGAAAATCGTTACATAGATAACGGTACTTTAAAAGCCGACCGTCTTCAGAAAATTGTTCGTTACTACATTTCTAATAATGGTGGTAAGATGGTCAAGTGTCATCCAGATGGACGTGAGATCCAAGTAGAATCAGGTGAGTGGATGCAGACTGTTGTAAACAAACTGCAGCCGGATCAAACTACAGACAACTTCGACATCAACTACAAGTACTATCTGGAAGAGATCTACAAGCAGATCGAGGGTATCGAAAAAGACAGACACACTCAATCTACACAACTAACACTTTTTTAATCAGCTTATATGCCAGTAAAAACTAAAGTAGTTCTAGAAGAACACTTAAGAAACATTCCGCTACCGACTCATGGTGCGTCATACGCTGTCGTATCACACGGACAGATTATTGATCTGGTTGTAAACGAACTGTATACAGCTGGATTCATCGTCAAAGAAGCTCAATACAAATGTTCTTTAGACGGTCAAATTGCTCAAGGTACCTATCACCTTGAGTTCAGTGAAGATCCTGACATGGGTCTATCATTCGCCTGGATTAACTCCTATAACAAGCAGCGAGCTTTTAAGTGTGCCATCGGTGGTCACGTGTTCGCTTGTATGAACGGAGTTATGTCCGGAGAACTGGGTACTGCAAGTCGACGTCATTCTGGTTCAGCCTTGGTAGATGTAAAGGAATACATCAAAGACCAGATCAGCTTCGCT